CGGTCACGCGAAGATGATTGATTTTCTGCGTCCTGATGGTGAACCATTGCGTCCATTCGCATCGTGTGAAGAAATGGACGAAACAATTATTGAACGATGGAACACGAAAGTAGGCAAACGTGACACTATTTATCATCTTGGTGACGTAGTTATTCCTCGCGCATCGTTAAAGCTTCTTTCTCGGCTTAATGGAAGAAAGATTCTCATTCGCGGTAATCATGATCAAGGAGCACTGAAAGACTATTTGCCATATTTTGAAGACGTGAGAGGAGCATTCTTCCATCCTTGTGATAGCACATTTCTTGGCGGGCTAATTTTCACGCATATTCCCTGTGCATCCATCGTGCCTTTCAGGGCACTATACGGGCAATGTGCATGGCCATTTGCATTGTCATCAAATTCTTGCTGAGGATGGAAAAATAGATAAGCGCTTCTTTAATGCTTGTCTTGAAGTGAATGATTTTGCTCCTGTATCATTTGAAACAGTGAAAGACTATTTCAGGAAGTGAAGAAGCTTTGGAGACTATGGGCATTAAGCCTTGGGGAGAAAGCAGGAAGGCATGATCGCGAAGCTGATGCCGTTGCTGTCATTCGCACAATTATCCTCATCTCTTATTTAATTACAAACATTGCCATTGTCGCTAATGCCTGGCGCCATTGGAACAATGTGGAGTGTATCCCACAGGCTACAAAAAAGGGGCCTTAAGGCCCCGTCTCTTTAAAACCAAGACACTAATCAAAACCAGTGGGGCTTAGGCGCGTAAGCAACGCCGCGATAAACAAGCGAAGCATGTTGAGCTTCACGAAGACGAGCAGCTTTCTCAAGCTGCTGCTTGATCAGAGCAAGAGGGTTCATGGTGGTTCTCCATAACCTTGAGGCCCGTTCCATCCTCAAGTGATATGCAGCCCTAGGGCCGAACGTATCTTCAGCTTAGCATGATGCCCCTGGCAGGATTTGAACCTGCACTACAGCGATTTTAAGTCGCTTGCCTCTGCCTGATTGGGCTACAAGGGCGTGAGGAGCAAAGGTGCTGAGGGCGGGGCTTCAATCCGCCTTTATACAGCTTTTAACCATGGGTCGGCCCATGGCCTTGGCTCCGTCTTGGCAACAAACAGCATCCCCCGATACTGTCTTTTAAAACGCTGGCCAGCGTGCTTCGCGAAAGCTTTGAAATCATAACACAACGCTGATCAGGCATCATATTCTCTTAAGCTTTCATCGCCTGTATTATCTGGCATGTAGTCGTCATCAGTGGCTTCTGCTTCCCATGAGCGCTCAAGCTGCTCTTCTGTTTTCAACCGTTTGGCATGAGCCTTTAGTTTTGGCAACAATGTAGGAATGTATAGATGTTCTGCAGCAAGAAGCTGGAGAGCAGTTTGCCTGCTGGTCGGAGCATTTTCTAACAGGGCCACTAGAAACTTTGTTTCCTGCATAGTTAATTTGCAATAAGTCACGTTATCGAAGAACTATTGTTTGAAAATCATACTAGGAAATTAAGCTCTCGATCCAACCAATGTCATCATCTTTACTTGCCGCAAGAATTGCACCAGCCATTGCAAATGCCAAGTCATCAATGCCAGTGGCTTTACCACCAGTTACGCTCCATTGTCCACTTGGTTTGTAGATGACAGTAAGGTTTTTAAGCTGCATTAAAGCCTTTTCGTGGCGATAGATATTAATTTGCCCTGCATTGAAAAGCTCTCGCATTTTGCTGAAAGCTTTCATTTTTGAACTAACTGTCCACGTAAGTTCCGTAATGGGCAAATCACTGGCAAGGCTTTGAATGGTGCCAGCACTATTGAATTGGTCCATCACAATGGTGTCAAAAACATATAGGCGATGTTGCTCTTTAATCCAATCTTCCACTGCATTGATATTAACTTCCATCCTTCCATTGATTTCAAAATCAGCCACGAACGAGTGGAATTTATCTACGACTAAGGTGCCGTTTTCATAATGAACAATACAAGCAGTGTAGTCGTCACGGCCAACGCCACCACGGGCGGGGTCAAGGGCAAGCACATAAGCTCCTTGGAATTCAGGGCGTGGTGGAAGTGCTGCACGGCGATCATCAATACAGGCATCAATTACATCACTATTGACTAGCGCAGAAAGATTACTAGCAAATTGAGCGCCGTATTCAACGGCAAATTTGTCAGGATCACGTTGCCTTTCAGCATCAAGGAAATCTTGCGAGATATTGGGGTTCATGTCCCATGTGGGATGATTCTCCGCCGCCATGAACGGGAATCTTCCCGAAGCGGCTTCCTTGAAATGCTCCCAAAAAAGACCTTGCCCTAACCATGGCGACGAAAGTTCAAGAATCCTCCCTTTGCCACCGAACTGAGCAATGGCGGGCGACAGTGCATCGTAGATGCCTCTACCTCCGCTATTTGCATCGCCCTCGGTAGCAAAAGCTAGCTCATCAAATACTGCTCCTGCGCAAGCAAGGCCACGGGCGGCACGGCCAGACGTGGGCACAGCTTTAAACACGCATCCATTGCTGATTTCAATGAGATCGGCAGTTTCCCTGACAATTTCTTGCGCAAAAGGGCTTTCAAGAATTAATTGGCGAATATTATTTAGCGCAATCCGAGCCTGATCCTGCGAGTTTGCGACAGTTACGATATAAAATTTCTCCCCCTTTCTCACTTTTCGCTTATAGTCTTCTTCGAGAACAAAGCACATGTAGATGCACGCAACTGCAGCCATGAGCGTCTTGCCGCTACGTCTGCCGAGCGCCCAAATTGCATTTGAAATACCAGGACTAAAGAATCTGTCTAATATTTTTGCCTGCATTGGGTATAGTTCTAAGCCCAATGCGTGTTTTGCAAAGTCAGAACACTTGAGTTGACTCATCGCACTTCAACGCAGCTTTTGCAGGTCCATTTTTTATACTGTTTCTTTTTGCCCTTGACCAACCAACTCAGCATTGTGTAATGCAGATTATTTTCATTGGCAAAAGCCCACAAGTTTTCAACTTGATGCACAGTGCCTTGTGGATCAACAAGTTCGCAAAAGTACTTTACCCTCCCTTGAGCGATATTGCGACGAGCTTCTTCTGATCGCTTTAGCCCTTTATTGGCTTGAGAAATTTTGTTTCGTGTTTCCTGGGATACTTCCTTTCCCCACATGTGATTGTTTTCACCCTTTTGCTTTTCCCCGATTTTGCGTTTTGTCTCTTCTGTATGGGTGCGTCCCTTGCTGGCCTCTGAGATTTGCTTTCTGCGTTCGGTGGAATAAACGACGCCACTCGCCCCATCTCCGCCATCGCTAAGGTTACGAAGAATTCCAGTACCTTTGTCAATGCGTCCGTAAAGGGCAATGCAATACTTTTCCAAGTCAAATGCCTCTTGTTCGGTTAAACCCTCTTGCACGTATACAATGAATGATGGATTATTAGGCTTTGGAATGGTGCGAATTTTTGAAGTTGCGCGATCTCGCGCTCCCTTGCCAATGTAATAGGGGCTCATGCGCCTGCCGCGTGCAGAGTCTTTTTCTCTCAAAAATGCGTAAACGTAAAAGCGCCGAGGATCCTTCGTCATAACGCCTTTAGGGTGCTTAAAGATAATAGCTCAGTCTTTGGAATAAAATATGCGAGGCGTCCGCCTGCAGGATCTTTTTTCCATTGTTCCTTCATCGCGTCGGCGGCTCTTATCCAACCATGGATGAGCGTAATGCGATTTTGAATTGTAACTAGCACCAATATCTTATCTGGACTTTCATCAAGCTGCACTATTAAATCGTAATAATGCTTAGAGCGAGTTTTAACGTCAATGTTTGGCGGAAGATCAAAAGATCCCCGCTGTGCTTCTGTTTCTTGATAGAGCTTATCTTCCATGCCGAGCATGACGGCTACGGCCATTTCTCCTGCAGCGCCCAGTAAGTGGTAGCGCAGGGCAAGTTCTCCTTTCTCCGCTTTTTCCCCACCATTGTTTCTGCTTTTCCTGCATTGCTGCTCATTGAGAGCTTGCCTGCGAAAGGCTTCGGCACGAGCACGTTGCCGCTGGTCGGGAGTGAAAGCAAAAGTGAGAGGCATTAACCAGTCCATAATGGCCAGCTTCTACGGACAATGTATCCAGGAATTAGACTAAAAGCAATACAACATAGCCATTAGCGCTCGTTATGGAAGGCGAAGCAATTGATCTAGGACATGCAAGTGCAGGCGGCATTCGTGCAGACGGCCTCCAAAACGTACTGATTGGC